ACTCCTTGTTCTTGCTCCACATGACCCAGCACAACTTGGAATGATATCTCACCCCGCTCGTCCATGTCAACAGCCACAATTCCACCAGGTTTTACGCTTTCCTTCACCTCAGGAATCCCCATCACAGCCTTGATGGCTGAGTTGTGCATGAAGAAAACGGTCGGCAGGCAATTGTACGGCGTGGCGATGTATTGAAAAATTACTTGGAGTCTCTGCTCCAGTTGTTCATGACTCTCGCCGCCCGGGATGACTAACGTCGGGTCGTCAAGATATTTTTGGAATGCAGCCAAACGCTCAGGAGTTTTTTCCTTGCCCGTAAATCCCGCGACCATCCACGGACGAAGATTGGGGTCGGTGCTCATGAATGGGCACGAGACTGCGCCTGTGTCCATCAAATACTGCGCCGTCTGAATTGTGCGAGGAAGATCGGATGAAATCACGCGACCGATGCGCTCGAAGGAAAGCCATCGTGCGGCGGCTTCCGCTTGCTGCATGCCCTCTTCACTCAAAGTCAAATCACCCCACCCGTCCCACACCGACATTTTTGTAAGCTCGCCGTGGCGGACGATGTAGGCGATGCGCTCTTTGCTTGGGTCCAGATTAAACATGGCGGCTTTGCTCCAAATATGCAATTAATTTTTTCAAGATTTCCACGCTATCGCGCGTCATACCGAGCGCCGCGTTACATCTCTGACAAATCCACCCGCGAAAAAGTTTCGTTTCATGATCGTGATCCCAAGATATTCTTCTATCATGACCGCAGATTTCACAATACTTTGGTTTTGGTCGACCCGCAAGCTTTTCTTGTTTTTTAAGAGTGTATTTTGTGCACTCTTGCGCTGTGTGTTTTACAAATTCTGGCGATGTTTTTCGCCGCTGTTTGCGGTAATTTCTATTTTTCGTTGCCCATTTTTTAAGTTGGGCTTCCCAGCGCTCTGGGTCTGCCGTGGCTTTGTGTAAACTCATATTTCTATTTTACCGCGCATCGAGCGCGCTGTCAAGCAAAAGAGAGCCCAATCGACGAATCGAACGCCAGTCTGAGAGGTACAAGCTCCCCGTCCTACCACTGAACGAATCGGGCAATCTGTCTCCACCCACACCTGCAGATGAACCCTTCGGCTCGTTTCTGCGGGTCGCGGTTAATCAGTTCCTTGCACCTCGGACAGCACATCGAATCCATGATAGCACCCAGACCTGCTCGCAGTCAAGAAGAAAAAGTGATGGACTGTGCGGCAGCCCGTGATCTAATCACTATTCATGCCGCCGCACGCCAGTCTGGTGTTTCCACTTCTGCCCGTAGGCATCTTGGTGGACATGGCGTGATTTGAACACGCGACCCTCGCATTGCAAATGCGATGCTCTCCCGCTGAGCTACACGCCCAAAATCGTTACACTACACGTTCAGCCAGTTCGCCTGCCTGCTTCAACGACGCGTCGCGCCGCAGAGATTGGTCAGCAGGAAGTTGAGCGGTTGGATTCGGAACCCCCGCCAGCGGATTGGACTTCTCTACAGAAGCCATCGGCCAGCCTGGAGTGATGAGCGCAGATGCGAGCGATACTGTTCCTGCTCCGATGTTCGGAGTGATGATAGATGCGTCGGCCATGATAGTTCCTCCTCAATTATTGCAAAAATCTTACTTCGACAAACCGTGCGCGTTCTTTCCCGCCGCCACGGCGGTGGCGGCTGACGCCGCGACAGTCGCAGGCTTGGCGCTTGTTCCGTTGGCGGTCACAATAGTCCCGAGCGTGGTCTGCTCTTCGCTGACGCCGTGACCGTTAATCTCGGTCCCCTGGGCGTGGAAGCCTTTGTAGTTGAATAGTAATCCTGACATGGTGTTGCCTCCTGAAATAAAAAACCCCTTGGACTGGTTGAGCCCAAGGGGTGCTGTGGGCTTGCGCCCGAATATTTCCCGAGCGATTACACGAGGTTCAAAGAGAACTCGTTCAGTGTCAGGACGACGCCAGTTTCAGCGGTACCGAGAGTCGCGGAAATCAGGAAGTTCAGGTCCTGTTCGCCAACCAACCCCGTGACCACCGTGGTCGCTGCACGAGCCACTGCGGTTGCGTTCGAAATCTGTGCTTGGAACCAACCATCCAATGTACCCGACGCACTCAGTTGCACGTAGGCGTCCAGGCTCCAAGAGTCGGAGGCTGTGTCGACGGTCAGGCCCGTTGTTGCTGCGATCAGGACGCCGCCAGCGGTGACGACGTTGGCAGTGGTAACCACTGTCGAAGCGAACGGAAGAGACGAAGCAGGAACTTCATACAGCCCGATAAGCAGGGTTGTAGATGCCGCCGTCGCGCCTGTAATGGTGCCAGCGGCGTGAATCCAGATGACCTGTCCAGTTCCTGCGTACAGGTCAGTGACGCCAGCGGCCAACGGGATGATCCCGCCGCCCGTTAATGTCAAGCCGTTGTTGTTCAGCGAGAACGGAGTAGCCGTTGTCGTGATGACGGTCCCAGACAGCGGGGCCAGAGTCAATTGCTGGGTGCCAGATACCTGGCGACGGATGGTAGATGCGTTAGACACGGTAGTTCTCCTGTTTACTTCTCAAAAGATTTCAAGTACAAAATTGCATTCTGCATGTCTTCAATCGAATCGTTGAACAGCCCGATTGCGACATTATGATTGCGGCAGAGAATCAATCTGTTCTGTCCGCTTTCATGGTCGTGGTCTTGGCATGGAGAATTTCTCGCTTTGCCTCGTGGCCCGAAGGGGTGATTTCCTATGGGGCACATACCACCTTGCTTGACAATCTGCGCTTCGAACGATTCCAGTGTGACGCCATACTGACCTTTATACCAATTCTCTCGAACGAGGTCTGGATGCGCGTCGTGATACCGTTTAGAGCGTTCCTTCGATTTCTCTGTTGCGTTGTACTTCGCCTGCCGCCGCTTATTGCTGGCTTTGGCTGCTTCGCTGTTCGGGTCTTTGAATGGCATGACTGCCTCCAAGACCCACTTTACAACAACTTGCATCGGGTGTCAAGTAAAAAACAACACCCGCTGTAAGTTATTGATTATACAGCGCTTACCTCGCCCCTGACCCTGCGAAACCCTGCGGTGTTGTTGGTATTAGGTCTCGCAACGACCCCAAGGAACCAGTCGTAACTCACGATTGCTCGTGTCTGCAACATGGGGTTGCTGAGGTCGATGTCGTTATCGCCGAAGGTCTTGACGTTCACCTTGAAGCTGGGGTTGCGCGGTGCGCGATTGCCTAGCAACTCGGAAGCCATCATTGCTTCGCGGCCAACGACGTACGTCGCGTAGCCAGTCTTGCCGACCGACGGATAGTTGGAATACGTCGGAACGGTCTGGGTGCGGATGATGCGGACGCCGCTCCATTCGAGAACGGAGTAGCCGCGCGTCATGTCCGACTTCAAAACTGAGGCGCCGGAATCCGAACGCTTCAGCGTGTCGACTGCAGACCCTGCGGAGTTGTCCGACATGAAGTCGTACACAACGTAAGGGTGCATGGCTGACGTGTACATTCCGCCGTCACGTCCTGGGACCGCGTTGCCCATCAACTGGGACTCGGACTTGCGGATGGTGTTGGACAGCATGTACTCGTTGTCGAGCAGGTCGATGCGGGCAGAAGCCTGCGCGGTTGCGGCAGCTTCGAAGCCGTTAATCGCGATCAGGTTGCTGGTCAGCGCGCCGCGATAAGACAGGTTGCGGGCAGCATCCAGCGTGATGTCCGCGAGGAACATTTGCTGGGCGACGTTTGAGATGCCGATCCAATCGCCGTATTCGTCGGCGAAGGAATCGCTGAACACCTGGTTCAGTTGGAGCGACGGACCCGGAATTCCTTCGGACAGGTCATAGGTCGCAGCAGCGTACGGAGTTTGTCCGTAGAACTGGAGCGTCCGACCTGAACGTCGGGGCAGAGGACGGAAGTCGCACAGTTCTTCGAGAAAAGGAGTATTAAATTGCCACTCCATGATGGCTGTTCGGTCGTACGCGATTTGCGGGAAACCCGCTAATGTCGTTGATTGAACCCCAGGCGGCAGAATCGTATAGTTACCCTCTTACTCCCCAGTTGGGAGTTTATGAAGGCATCTTGCTCAAGGGTGCTCTTCTACTTATGGAAAGATAAGTCTAAAACTTGTGGCGGACTCGCAAAAGTTCCTTCTTGTGGTTATGATTGCAGCAGAGAGTTTGATAGCCTATGCGGAGTCTTTCACTGAGACAAAAATTTGGTGGAATTTTTGCTTAGAGTAGAACACCTCAAGTCCGCTTTCGAAAGTTGCCCAATAGCCGCCCAATTCAGGTGTTGCAAAATTCTGTTCCAAATCGACAGCACGTCCATCCGCCAATATGATTCGTTGTTTCCCCGACTCATCTGACCAAAACATAACACCGATAATTTCACTGGCGTTTGTGATTGGGTCAAGTGCCCGCCATGCTTTGTATTTCATGATACTCTCCGCTATCAGCCAGTCGTCAAGCGAAATTAGATGCGCCCTGTTTTATATGTGTCCGTGAATGCGGCATTGGGATCAATCCCAGCGGCGATTTGTGCTTCTTTCCACGCCTGCAAAATTTCGGCGGGCGTTGCGTTCTCGGGAACAACTTTCTTAGCTGCGACAACCGCAGGCGCCGTCACAGGAGCGCCGCTCGTGCCGGAACTTTGCCCGAACATCGAAGATGATGTAGAACGAGTCTTCGAAGCCGCCGCTGCGGACGCCTGGGCTGCAGCCGCCGCTTCTTGTTCAGATTCCAGCACTGGAGCCGCAACCGTCTTCCCGTTAGCGGTTTTCCATTCTGCCTCTGTATTGAAATCTCCGTATGGAAAATATGCCCGGGACTTTTTGAGTTCGGCGTACGCTTGCGCAATCGCCGCAACTTTATCCTCCGCGCCTTCAAGACCCATCGCAACCAGCTTCAGTCCAATGATTTCTTGGTTTCTCTCGCCGCCTGGCCAATCCTGACCAGTAGGTGAATTGCGAAATGCTTCCCCAGCCTGAGCCCATGACTGTGCAACCTTCGCGCCCAAGTTCGCATTCACTGTTTCTTTTAGGGCCTCGACGGAAATGCCGTTGCTTTCGAGGAACTGGGTGAGTGCGCCGGATTGCTGAATATAGTCCGCAGCGGAAACTTCTCCGAGCCGGAACTTGCGTTCAAGTTCGGCTTTGGCTGCGACCTCGGCCTCAGCAGCCGCAGCAATTGCCGCAGCATCAGGGATCGCTTCCGCCACTGCGGGCTTCTCTTCGCGCACCGCATAGGCGACCTTGTAAGCATTGAGAACGAGGCGATCCACTTCTGCTTCTGATTCACCATCAAAATGAAACTCTTTTCCGCCGATGGTTTCAGTGCGGGCAAACGATACAGACGCCGCAGCCGCTGCTGCTTGTGCCGCTGTCTCTGCCGCCAAGCGAGTCGTCTCTGCCGCAGCTTGATCTGCCGCGAGTTGAGCGCTGGTCACAGCCTGTTGTTCGGCTGCAGCAATCAACAGGGCCTTCACATCCGCCGTACTGACGGCGTCACGGATGGCTTTGGAGAGTTCGTCGTTCATCATAACTTCGGGCAGGACATTAACTGCGACTGGTTCGATGCTCATTGGAGTGCTCCTATGTCTCAAAAATTTGAGAGTATCTATATATGAAACGGAAAGTCTAAAACCTGTAATAAGTTTTCAGGAGTATCAGTATGTCCCCGGCAAACGCCCTTCGGCGTCAAACTCTTCAAATTTGGTCAGGACTTGCTGACGGACGTAGTCCCCCTGGTCTAGAATTTCAGCGGGGGTCTTGTCGGCCAGATTAGATGCGGCGGCTTGTTCTTGGACACCTTCGCGGATGGCTTCAATGATTTTGGCGAAAAGCAGGTCTTTGAATTCTTTTGCGCACTGCATTCGTACTTTGAGAACGACTATTTGACGATCATCCCAGCCGCCGTAATCTGCACATTGATCGGCAGCATTTTGTACGAGGTCTTGGGCGATACGCTGCAGATCAATGAATCCCGGATTTGACCGAAGAGATAAAAGGCGATTAGCGCGCTCGATAGCCGGAGTCGAAGAAAAGACGGAGGAAGACATTTATATGCTCTCTTTCTTTTGCCGGCGGGCTTTTTGAGCGGCGCAGGCTTTTGCTTTGATCTCTGGTAAATTTATTGTATTGCGTATTTTTGCAACTGTTTCTCGGAGCCAAAGATAAGAGTAGAATTTCACACTTTAATTATACAAGAAACTCTTGTTTGGGTCAAGACCTAAAACGCGTTTTTGTCGGCGGCAGCGAAAGCCCCTTTGGCCGCTCTATCTAACCCTTGAGCCTCTGGAGTTTGAGCAAACTGCTTTTCTTGCAACTCTAGGTCATTCTGATGTCCTGCAGCTTCTCCTTGCTGACGCAGGGTATGTTTTCCTGTTTCCACCAACATTCTATTTTCTGCGGCGTTGTTGTCAACATCCTTCTTGACTTCGCCCTGCGCCTTGACGATACCCAGTTTGCCTTGCATCGCGGCCTGCTGTGTTTTCGCCGCCACCCTCGCCTTGTCGTCATCGTTCATCGGCACAACGATCTGTTCCTTGTACGGTACACCGTACGTGTCGAACATCGCCGAGAACATCGCGTTGAAGTCAATCTTCATCGCTTGGGTCGCCAAGTTCTCGACCGTCCCAGGGGACTGCAGGAAGGTCTCGATGATGGACATATACTTGTTCAGCGCTTCGCGCGCGGCTAACTTAGTGCCTGCGGAGATTTCCGCCTTGTAGGTGCCGTTGATGATGTTCAGCGGCGTTGCTTTGAATGCATCTCCGAGCGCGTCGGACAATAACATGCGAATCTGTGACGGCTTCAACTTCTGATTTTGCTCGATGCAGAATTCGAGGAACGGAACGAAGATTTGTTCCGAAATCACATCAATCAGGTCCTGCATCTTAACGGATTCGCCACCCGTGACTGCGGCAACGCCGCCTGGGGTGCGCATGGCGCCCGCAGAACCTGGACTTCCGCCCAAAGTACTTGGACCCGCGCCAGAAATCGATGACGCCCACTCTTTCATCTGCGCGATGACGGCCAAAGGCTCTTGCGCGTTGATGGAGTTTCGTGTCAACGGTTCAATTTTGTTCGGGCCATCTGTTTTGAAGACTTTCCCAGGGAAAATCCACTGCGCCTGCGCAGAATTGTTTGTGCCAGCGGGTGCGGTGTAAGTTCCCATCAAATTCAAGTTCAAATCATCCAAAAAGGCGTTGATGACTCCTTGGCAGACGCGTTGGAAGTCGGTTAACCAATATGCGATGCCGTAGCCGTGCGCGGAGTCGGGCGCATTGCGGAAACAGAAGCCCAGAAACGGCGGACGACCAAAATGGTGCTCTTCATTCAACAAAACGTACTCTCTGCCGAGAATAATTGCGTGGCGCGTGCCTGTCCAGTAGTCAAACGCCTCAAATTTTCGCATCAGCGGGTCATGCGCAGTCCGTTCGGTGTAATTTTCGGGATACGCCTTCTGTGGCGTTGTGGTTTGCTGAAAAACAGGGTTTCCCGTATTCGATCCAAGCGTTTCGAGCGGATTAGTCGGCGATTGATTCTGCATTTGCGGAGTCGTAAGCGCCACGATTTGCTCTCGGGTCGGGATAGTCCAGCCTTCTGTGTTTCGCAGGGCATCCAGATCATATCCGTTCACATAAATGATGCGCCCGCACCATTCGGCCACACGCGGGTCCCCTCGGCGCAGGTCGGGAGCATACCGAAACCGCCGAATCGGCACATGTTCCAGCTTCGGCATGTTGACTTCACGCACTCCAATGACTTTGTCGACGACATTGTCCTCGTCTTCGACGGGAATCGTGACAGCAATGCCGTTTACGACTACGGTTTGCGGATGCGTACCCTGAACCTTCTTGATGATGTTTTGTTTCAGAGTTTGCCATCCGTAATGCGCCACGCCGAAACCATAAAATAACCCGTCGTACGTGATTTCCCGCATTTCAGTCTTGGCGGATACGCCTTTGTAGCCGCACGTCTTCAATTGTGCGTTGAGAATTGCCTGTTGTGCTTCGGCGCACTCCAGCGGTGTGCCGGAAGTCGCATCGATTTTGAAAACCTGATAGCCACCAAAGAGTGTTTGATTGACAACGCTGTGAATGCTATAAAATTGTTCTGCAACAAGAGGCACACCCAAGTGCGAGCGGAATTGTTCGCTTCCCTTCCACTTGACGGGCTCAACCCATGCACGCAACATCTGTTCCGCGATGTTCCAGCGACCAATTAAGCCTCGGGTAGCGATGAAACTTTCTGATTCCTCTCTATTAAGATTAGCCTCCTTCAACATTGACAAGTTGGATCGCAACTGGTCAGCGAAGGCAACCTCTGTGGGCCCTATCGGAAGCGCCGTCTCACCATATGGGACCGCGCCCGGCAAATCGAGGAGGCGGATTTGGCCGCGATCCGCGAAATGACTGGTCGCAGTGATCTTTACTGTGGTATCTTCAGGCATAAGGGTCTCTACATATGGTCGATTTAGTCTGAAAGTGGGGGGATTTGTAATTAGTTTTCAGGTGCGGGGCGACAGAGGACACAATCTGGGTTTGGGATGCCTCGGCGAACGTGCCAGCGCGCATGGGTGCCAGATAAAGGATGCATCTGGGCGCGATTACGGGCTAATAGTCCGCTATCCACCGCCCGTTGCCCAAGGTCGCGCCGCTCAGCTTTGGTCAGTTTCCAAAATCCTCGTCGTAGTTTCACATTTTGGCGTCCGACTTTTTGGCCGTTTTGAACATGCTGTTCGCGCGTCATGCTAAATAATCCCGTACCGCGAGTTTTAGCCGATGCTGCCGCGCGCAGTCCTCCTTTTTTGGAATCCCTTGAGTGTTGCTCTGGCGTTCGACTAAACCACCCAACACGTTGATCTCGTAGTCGCCGTCCCTGCTTTACTCTATCCGTTTTCTTACCGTTTCGCCCACCCGCCCCTAACCGCAGCCGAAAAGTAATTAACTCACTCTCGGTCATCAATTGTGGCTTATCCCGCTCATTCAATCCGCGAGCAAACCACTCTTCTCTAGTTCTGGTCCACTTCGCGTGATTGCAACTCGCATGAGCGCAACGCAGATTCTTCAGGTCATTCGCCTGCGCGGCGGCTTCTGCAATCGGCACATTTAAGCGGGCAAAATAAATTATAGGCGTCGAGTGGTCAAGTGCCGCACAAATCAAGTCCTGAATTGGATGTCCGCACAAATCACAGATGCGATTTTGCATCTCGAATAAATTTTCAAGAGTTTGACCGTTAGGGGTCGCTTTTCTAATAGTTTTTGCTCGCTGCTGGATACTCAACATATTTCAATTTTACCAGAGTCATGTCTCTTTGTCAACACACGATTCCTGTCCCGCATCCATTGTCCCCGTAAGTGTCGTCTTCGAGTCTCACTTCGTTTAATTTGCGTAACCAACTGTTAACTGAAACAGCGGTAGGCGGGGCGTCGAGTTGATAGTTTGTAGGAGCGGCAACCACCATTCCGCACGTATCAGCGAAGTCATCATGCCGCCCCAACTTCGGCCACTTTATTAGCTGTTGGCATAGCTGATCGTACCCCTTCATGCCTGCGTAGAGCCACAAACGCTTGGCAGAGAGCGGACCCTTGACTGTTCCGATGCGAATCAGCTTCGCGTTCGGGGCTTGGGATCCTTTGACCCACTCAATCGGCACCTTCAAGAGCCCTCTGGAGCGCGCATACGCAAGAATGACGTTGTTGTAGGCTTCCCAGCCATTAAATTTCTCCAAATAAATCACGCTGGGACGATAATCATGCGCTAGCAGCACGTTGTTGACGATATTTTCCGCCACCTGACCCGAATCCCATGTCCCAAATTCGCAACCGTAGATGAAAATCTGACCTTGGAACAGTCGACAGATGAAAATCACTGAGTTATCGCGTCCGTCTTGTCCGACATATGCAAGATCACCCACCGCAAACGTAAGCGAGACGCCATAGTCGGGGATTTGGTTCATATGGTGCAGCGTCTGTCTTCCGATCAGCCCCTCATCAAAGGTCTGCGCGCCCGTAGCGATGGGCTGGTTCTCGTACTGGTTCGCAAAAAACTCAGGGCTCGATTCACTCAGCTTCGTTGCAAGTATCGCCAGCGTGAAACCAACTAAACGCCCGTCGTGCGTACGTGTTTGCGGAAACAAGACATCCCTGTTGCCGCGATCTTTGAATCCGGGGCAGTTACATCCTTGTACGACGCACGGCGGCTGGAGAATATTCACATCGTAGTCATGATACACACTGGTGTGAATGCAGTTTTGGCAGCCGTGGCTCCAGCAATCTCGAATGAAAAACTTCCAGATAGTTTTCCCGGTCTCCTGCATTTCTTTTTTAGCGGCATCCTGAATCAGTTCATATGCGTCTCCAAAGGAGTATCGCGTTCCGGTCACTGACATAAACCCGCCAGGCTCTAAAACGGGACAGATGTCGATATAGCTGTCATAGCTCTTCTGGAGGGCATCCAGTTTTCGATAGTTTGTTTCGTTCACAAGGTCATCAATAAAAATGATGTCAAAGTGCGACCCAGCCTTAGTCGACTTTACCGTCGAAATTGCGAACGTCGGTTCAGCAAAAATATCATGAGTGCGGCACGGAACCGTAAACTCATGCGCATTACCTAGTGTGCATGGTTCATCTTTCCAAGCGTCAGCATAACTGGGGTTAGGCTCGCCGTTTTTCAAAAACTCTGGAATCTTTTTGTTGCACACACTCTTCATACAGAACTCAGGAAAAAGCCACCTGAACCGTTGCGTTGGTCGCTCAAAAAACTTCTTGATGGCGGCGAGTTGAAACTTGGCGAGTTTATCGCTGCCTGTCAAGAAACATATACGGACGTTTGGATAGTTCAGAATTGTCTGGACGATATCAACCCTAACCGCGAATGTTTTGAAATGACCGCGCGGCCACAGAATCATCCGCTTTTTTGTTTGCTGGTCTAAGTCGAACAGGTCAAGACCCTCGCCAGGGCGTTTTTGCAAAAAGCACTTGAAAAGCTGGGCGTGCGGGTCTGGTTGGAAATCCAACCCGAGAATCGGGACGTACTCTTTCGGAAGATCGGGGTCGCCCAGCTTCGCGGCTTCTGCGAAACCCGACAGGTAGAGATGGTACTTCAAGCAGCGAAAACGCCCTTCATACCACTCTGTTTGTTCTTCTGGGGACAGACGAGTGAACCCCTTCACAAACCCCTTCGGAAAGTTTGTCAAGTCGACGGACTTGCGGTAATTTTCAAAGATGATGGGGTCAATATCAAACACGGCTGCTCCCGCGTTACTTCCGAATTTCAATGCCAAGATTTGTGCCGATGATTTCCGTTCGCGGCGACACAATCCGTGTCGCGAAAAGCGGCCCTGATGCCATAATGCTTGCGCTGTTTGAGCCCGACTGTGATGGCGTGAAGAGCACGAAGTTGATGCCTGTGATATCCGCAGTCGTGATGACGACGGTCGTATCTGACGGCGAGAACGCGTGCCCCGTCAGTCCGGGTGTGACATAATACGTACCAGGAAGCAGTCCCGTGAAAGAGTAGTTGCCTGTTCCACCAGCCGCCGTTGTGGTGGCGCTTGCTGTTCCGCTCAAAGTAATGGTTGCGCCTGCGCCCGCCGCGCCCACACTACCTGAGATGGAGTAGCTAACAATGCTGCCCGCTCTGAAACTAGAAATCTGAACATCTGTGAGAGCATTGGGAACATAAATATCAACAGAACATTGGCCCGCAATGTAGGTTGAATCTGTGACTGAGACAATTGCAACTCCGTTCAAAAAACCCGTCAACAGGGTACCTACTACTTCCAGACGAAGGACATCGCCGGGAGCTTCGGGACTTTGGACCATGGCAGAGAGAATGGTCAATGATCCATCAGACTCTATTCGCTGTATATAATTTTCTTGCGTTCCATCTCCGTTATCGTCTGAATTATAGAAATATCCCGAATCAAAAGTATCTCCATGACGAACACCCACGGCTGCGGTACCCATATTTGAAAGAATAGTGATTTCAGAATATTGATCGTTAGGAAAAACAATGCCATCCCAATGTTCTTCGCAGATGGTACTGCCATTTATCGCCGTCGCAATACAAACATTTGACAGGTTTTGTAGCCCCGCGCCGCCTGTACCTGACGCTTCCCAAGGCGCGGGCTGTGGATTTGCGTCGGGCTTTGTGGTGAAATCATAGGACGCGAGTTGTACTGCGGAGTATCCTGTTGCTTGCGCGACGAAGTTCGCGTCCGTGATATCGGAGCCGCTAAGAGTTTCGTCCAAGAATGCAGGAGTGAATGTTACGCCCGCGAGAGTTGGGGTGACGACGTATGCGCCTGCCGATAGCCCTGCAAAAGAATAGGTCCCATCAGCCGCCGAAGTCGTCGAGGCGGTCGCCGCCCCAGTCAGCGCAATTGCTGCGCCCGCAACGCCTGCGTTTCCTGAGATGGTGTTGGACATAATGAATCTCTACTTATGGAAGAGAAAGTTAACTTTCCATTCATCAATACAGGACTGTCACCATCACATGATCCGTGGATGCCGTGCCATTCGTATCGATACATAGTGACTCACTCGGAATGTTCTCGGAGGCGATTTCGATACTGAGTTGCCCAGCCAAAGACAAGCACGCCATATACTGCGTGGCCGAAACGTTCGCATCGCCGACATAAATCAGGTCGGTGCTCAAGTCCTGCGCGCACTCCAACCGAATCGCGCGGTAGTGTTGGAAGGGGCACGGGGCGGTGTTGCCAACTTCAGTCGCGGATGCGTTGGATGCCTCGTAATAAAATCGGAACGATCCGTCGGCAGGGTTGTTGTCGATCACCGAAACCACAGCGCCGTTCCACGGCGCGGTCGGGAATCCCCACAGAACAACCTTCTGCCCGTTCGCGGCGGGAAATTTTCCTTGGATGTTGAATGGCTGGCCCGTCAAACTGTTGAACGATTGCGTTTTGCTCGCGGCAGTCCATACAGGCACAGGAATGTAACCGTTCGGCCCGTTGTATCCGATTTGGGGCAGCGTGGCTGCAGTCAGCCAGATCGTAGCGATGTTCTTGACGATCTGCCACGATACAGACGGAATGACCACGCCCGGGGTTGCCAGGTTGGTGCTGGTGTAATACGCTGCGGCCAGAACAGCAGGCGTCGGTGTTCCCTTGACGGCCAATGCCAAACCAAGTGTTCGAACTGCACCCATCGGATTATCTCCCTTATGTCTTTGAAAGTCCTGTTGCGTTCGGCGCGGTCGTCTCGCCCGGATGCGCGATTGCTGACTGCGCTTTCCAGCCCGGCCCCGCTTTCGGACTTGGAGAAATACTACCGGACGGCTTTCCCGATATCTTGGGGGGCGCTAAAGTCTTGTCTGTGAACGATGTCTTCGGCATCGGCTCAATGGTCATAGACGCCGTAGGCTTCCCCTTCTTTACAGGGGCCACGGCTTTCCCGGGCTTACTCAAACCAGACAAAGCGGTCCCTAAATTTTGAGCCATGACAGTGCTCCCTACTTATGGAAAGAGAAGTCTTAATCCAAGTTGTAGGCGTGAGCCTCTACAAAAGGAATGGTTAATGTCGGCATTGTGCCGCCCGCCGAGCCAGTCCAGTATGAACCAAATAATTGGGCGAAATGGGACGAAAAGTTCGCAAGCGCGGTAGCGGTAGACGGCGCATCCAAATTAACGTTTCCGTTCGCATCAATTTGATTTGAAAGAATATTCCCGATGCTAAGGGTGGCTCCGCCAAAAGATATGGATGCGCCCCCAGGACCGGAATGTGCAAACGTTAAAGTTGAACTGGGGTTTGACCCGGCTGAAAGTACATCTTGAATGGTCCATATATCAGGAACACTAGCGGCACCGTTCCAAGCGGATGCCACTACTTTCAGATTCCCAGAATTAAAATTGGCAAGAGAAGTAGCGGGAGATGGTTGCATAGCTATTACATCGGTGAGAGCCGTGAGTGCTGCCGTTGTTATTAAAGTAGTGCAGCTAACTTGTCCGATCGTTTTGTCGTACACGAAAATGCTGTCGCCACCGAAAGGTCCGTTATTATTGAATTGAACGCTTTTGTTGGACCCAGCAGCCGCGATCTCAAAGTTATTTACACCTTGTATGATGCCCGCCGCATCTACCCATAACAGCACAGTTTTATCGGAGCCCCGGATCAACTGAATATAATCGTCCGTGATATTGTTGCTCGTGATCTTCTTGAAGGCTGCGTTTGTTGGCACAGTTCCCATTTTTTCACCTTATCCTAGATACTCGAGACGAACTCGGAGGTTATACGTCATGCCGGCATATGTGCCGCCCGCAGTTACGAATTGGATGTTGGTGCTGGCGTCCGCATAGAAAGTAAAAGTAACCTGGTTGCAGACGGTCGTGGCATTGGTGTTGTTCGTCGCAATTAAGTGCCCAGGTGCTCCCGATGTCGTTCCCGTGGTCACCGCCGCGAGAGAATCTCCCGTGAAAATTATGTCAACAGTCGGCGTGACCGACGCTGTCCCCGTGGCCGTTTGACGGATATAGAGATGAGCGCGGTACATGCCGGCTTTGCCTGCCGGAATCGCATAAATGGTGGTTGCAGAGATGTTTCCGTTCTGCGCTGTTGCGTCATACGCAGCAACGGGTACAGAATAACTTTGGACGTTGGATGCAGCCATTTTATGCTCCTAAGAATTCCACGAAGATAGCAAGGTCGTAGTTCATAACCGTGCCGCCTACGCTCATGTAATCGAATAAATATTGTAAGTTTGTAGACGCTCCGCAATAGGACATCGTCGAGCCGCTGATTTGAGTTCCGGTTGTATTGGCGTTCGCGTTCACAGTCTCGGTTGGGT